TCGTTTCGCCCAACAATCCCATGAATACTTGATTGAACAAGTTCAATTCACTGGTGCCGAATCCATCACATCTTCTTCCAACAAGATCCAACTCAACTTTAACCACCCAGTTAAGGAACTCCAATGGGTCGTCCAACGTGACTCCTTCGTAGACTGCTCTACTGCTCCTTGGTTAGCATCTGTTGGTGGCGCACAACCATTCAACTACTCTGATGACTTCTCCACTGATGGTATCATCACATCTCTCTTAGCCCAATCTAACGGTGGTTCACTCAACAGTGTTGGTACCAACAGCACTGCCGGAGCTTCTGGAGCTACTGCCTTACTCGGACAAGCATCCACAGAACCATCATCCTTGGTTGGTGCCAATACATTTGATGTCGCTGGATCTGCTGAATTTGAAGCCGGTGTCAACTACCTCCTCGCCAAAGTCATTCTCGACTCCGGTGTCCGCTGTGAAGGTAAGAACCCTGTTGAAGTTGCCAAGCTCCAACTCAACGGCCAAGACCGATTCACTGAACGTGAAGGTGCCTACTTCGACAAGGTCCAACCTTACCAACACCATTCTCGCTCACCATCTACTGGTATCAACGTTTACTCCTTCGCCTTACGCCCAGAAGAACATCAACCATCCGGAACATGTAACTTCTCCCGTATCGATAAGGCAACTCTCCAACTCACTGTATCTCTCAACACAGTTACTGGTACACGCACTGCACAAGTTCGTGTATATGCCCTCAACTACAACGTTCTCCGTGTAATGTCTGGTATGGGTGGTCTCGCATACTCCAACTAAACCCGCAAATATCTACTATATTTGTTGGCTTTTAGTGTAATATAAATTAAAACATAATGAAACCATAATTGAGATTCAATACTGAAATTCAATTATGATTTACTAATAAATGTGGGAGTTCATTGACCACTTTGTGTTTATTAACTTGGACCACAGGACAGACAGACTTCCAATTATTCAAGATTTTTTGAAAAAAGGGAACATTCCTCCGGAAAAAGTAACACGATTTCCTGCTATAAGATACACTCCTGGAAATATGGGATGCTCAAAAAGCCATATTGGGGTCATGAACTTAATAAAACAAAAAGGATGGAAAAACACACTAGTTCTAGAAGACGATGTAGAATGGAATGATTTTGAAACCAATTACAAAAAGTTAGAAGAGGCTATGAAAAAACCTTATAATGTTCTGTTGTTGGGAGGAGATTTTATAGAAGTAAAAGAAGATAGAATACTTAAGGCGCACGGTACTTATTCTTATATAGTTCCTCTTCGTTACGTGGATACATTATTACAAAATTTTGAAGAAGGATTGAATTATCATTCAATTATAAAATTTCAAAATAGTTTCTTGAGAAGAGACCCAATAAAGGCAGTAAAAAAAGCAAATTTGTATAACATTGATGTTTACTGGTGGACATTACAAGTAAGAGATAACTGGATAGGAATGATTCCTGCTATGGTAAACCATGTAGATACACATAGTGATACTAAAAATTGAAACTCATTTATAATTTAATAATAAATGTGGGAATTCATTGATCATGTTGTGTTTATTAACTTAGATCACAGAACAGATAGATTAGAATCCATCCAAAAATTTTTTAAGGAAGGCAATATTCCTCCTGAAAAAATAACAAGGTTTCCTGCTATACGATACACTCCTGGAATTATGGGAGCTGCGAAAAGTCATATTGGAGTTATGAATTTAATAAAGCAAAAAGGATGGAAAAATACTTTAATTTTAGAAGATGACGCAAGATGGGAAGATTTTGAGAACAATTACAAAAAACTAGAAGAATTAGTCAAAAAACCATATGATATTTTGATGTTGGGAGGAGATTACAAAGTTATAGCTGGATCTGGAGAAAGAATACTCAAGTCATATTATACATTGTCATATATAGTTCCTTTTCATTATGTGGATACGTTATTGAAGAATTTTCAAGAAGGATTAAACATTCTTTCAATTATAAAAGTCAAAGGTAGTTTTTTGAGAAGAGATCCAATAAAAATAGTAAAAAATTCACATCAATACCATATTGACGTTTACTGGTGCTCTTTACAAGCAAGAGATAATTGGATAGGAATATTTCCTTCCATGGTAAAACAAATAGAATCTTACAGCGATAACCTAAATGTTTAAAATATAAACACAATGAGTTTAGTTTAATAAAATGTCAAACTTGGTGTATTTCGCTATAGGATATAACGACAAATTTATTGACGTTGTAAATTTAGCGATTCGTTACTTTCGTTTAAAAAATCCAACAATAGCAGTTATGGTTATTTGCGATGAATCGTTCATGGAAAAATGTGCCAATACACTTCCACGAGATACTTTACTCTTCTCTGTTCCTAATACAACCGACACAACAGAGGCAACACTGAACAAACTTCGTATTTTTGACGCAATTCAAAATACTAATTTCAAACGAATCATGTACATTGATTCAGATATATTAGTTGACAGAAACATAGATTCAATATTATATGAAGTAAAAAACGAAGAAAAGCTTTATGCCTTTTATGAAAATTCACTTATTGAATCGCACAATAACATTAATTGGTCTCTAAAAAATTATTCAGAAGCATACCTTGAATTTTTCAGAGAACGTAAAATCTACGTTTTCAATACAGGATTGTTTGCGTTTATGAACACACCTCAAATGAAAGAACATTTTAAAAACACAATTGAACTTATCGAAAGTTACAAAGATGAAGAACATTTTTTAGAACAATCTGGAATGAACGTATACTTCAATAAACGCGATTTAGTTGATGGATCATTGATTACAAGTGAAGTTTACAATATGTATTATCCATTTGATGAACGATGTCGTAACAAAATTATACATTTCGCAGGTAGTCCTGGAAAAGATGATTACAAAATAGGAAGTATGAGACATTTTATGGTAAATTTTTTACTTGATCGTATAGTTTGTCCTTCTTGTTCTTGTAATTTTGTATTACAAAAAGTATAATGTATTCATTACGTGAATGGCAAAATTTAAAAAAAGATGTAAGAAACCTCATAATTGGCGCATCTGTTACAGATGGAACAGATAATTGGGTTCCTTTTCCAATTGGGGCAACTATACATGCCACATTTGAAATTTTACAATATAATCAAGAAGGACCTCATGATAAAACAGTTCTGTGTAGTATAAATACTTATACAGATAAATGGAGAAGACAAGAAAATAATAGAGAAAGTTTTGTAAACATACTAACTTCAAACGGTATTTCAAATCAAAACATACCGTTTAAAGATTACCAAAAAACGTTAACTGAATATAAGTTTGTTGTGTCTCCAGAAGGAAACGGTATAGATTGTCACCGTCATTACGAGGCACTTTTAGCAGGTTGTATTCCTATTGTAGAAGACAATCCTTTGATAAGGGAAAAATACAAAGGTTGTCCAATTTTGTATACTAAAGATTATTCAGAAATAACTATTGAATATCTTGAAAAGGTGTATTCAGAAATGATAGATCAAAAATATGTTTTTAATGTATTATTCTTATCAAACTATCCTCCAAATATCCAAGGACAAATAAAGTCAAATTCACGTTTTTGGTCAAAAAGATATGGACTTCCGTTGTGGTACCCTGAACCAAAACTCAAATGGCTTAAAATTTATTAATAATAAGTAAATGCCAGACAAGACACGCAAGGTAAAAACATACGGAAGTCGCGCACAAGTTATGCACGGCGGTGCCATGAAGACAACAGGAGGTCTCACAAAGGACGACTTGATGTATAACAAAGGTGGTCGTATTGTCTCCAAGAAACGACACGCAACAATGAAGAAGCGAATTGGAGGAGAGGAATAAAGGTTTTAAACGCACTTTCATTAATCAAGTAAAATGCCCGACTATATTGTTGAAGCCAAGACAGTTCAAACAGGAGCAGTCCGAACGTTGACTGAAGCTTTGAAATGTATTTTGGTGGAAATGAGTCTCATATTTGACTCCGATGGTGTTCGTATGGTAGCCATGGATAATACCCGAACAGTGTTGGTCCACTTAAGATTGTATTCTGATAAGTTCGAAAAGTATTCTTACAAGCACAATACAGGTAAGTTCGTTATTGGTATTAATACTGATCATCTCCATCGTATTGTCCGAACTGCTACAAACGACGACACAATCACATTTTACGTTGATCAAGCAGATCCAAATACATTAGGTATTCTGCTTGAAGACGGTGAAAAGAAGCAAGTCACAAGATACAAATTGAACTTGTTGGACCGCGACGAACCGGATATTCAATTACCTGAAACTGAATTCTCGGCACACATCACTATGCCTTCCTTGGACTTCCAAAAGATATGTCGCGACATGACATTACTTGGTGCCAAAACAGTGGAAATCAAAAACGTTAGTTCCTCATTGACATTTGGATGTAAGGGTCATTTTGCCTCGCGCACAACAGTCATGGGTGATTCCGAGAACGAGTTTTCTATCCAAAAAAAGATGACCGACGAAATCGTATCAGGTAACTTTTCATTGCCTCATTTGGTCTTATTTACAAAATGCACAAACTTATGCAACAATTTAGAAATCCATATGAAAAATGATTGGTTTTTAATGATCCGTTATGTTGTCGCTAATTTAGGAGACATTAAACTCTGCTTAATGCCCTGCTCAACTTAAAAACGGGATATCATAATTTTTAAAGATCCAAACAAAAACTTCAGATATGATTTCCAAAGCTAAACCAGATATCAACCCAGTTTCGAAAAATACAAAATAAGTAGCAAGAGACGTTCCTGGAATACCTATGAGTTTTTCAACCATGCCGTAATATGGCGATTCTTTCTTTGTTAAGTTCTTCTCTGCAACCATGATGAAACATACTTGGAGAAATACGTGCTGTAACCATATAGCTGTCAAGCAAACGCAAACTATACATTTGAGCCAAAAGGCTGGATATATAGTGTGTGAAACGATGACCAAAACAAAAAAGAACGTAGAAATCATGAAATGGTATAACGCAAGGATATGACCTAATGCTTCCTTATCTTCCGTAAACCAACTATACATGAACTCAATAATGTGTCTTGTATTCTTTTCCAAAACAGATACTATCTCTGGTCGTATACTGATTTCCATTATTGAAACATCATATAAACTAATTCTGTTCCTAACACGGCGATCATTATTCCTTCAACAATAACTAAGTAATCGTTATCGTCCTCCAAGTCCATACCTGTTAAATCTTCCAAAATCTTGAAATATGGAGACACATTGTTGGTTAATTTACGTTCCGAAACGATCAAAACACAAACGTCCAAACATATATGCTGGATGTAAAGCAGTAAAATACACACAAACACTACACATTTGAACCAGAATAAAGGGTACCAAGTATGTGCGAGAACCACAATAAAAATCATGGTGGTCAGAACAAGAATATGAATGACACCTAGAATGTAACCTAAAGCTTCACTATCCTTGGAAATCCAACCATACAAAAAACGTATGGTTTTCCGGATATACGAATCTAGTGTTTCCACTATAGGTTTTTTTGGTTCCATTATTATTTAGGTCTTGCTTTATGTGGTGTATAAGTAACGTCTTCTCCAATTTTAAAGTTTTCAATTGTTTGATTTATATATGTATTATCTGACACTGTTGTAGTTGTATTCCATATTTTTACGATAGAGAAAGGACCTTTTGGAGATAAGGTTATTCCTACTAAAGTTTCTTTACGATGAACCAATAATTCATTGGCAATACAATGGACCATAAGGTTGATAAACGTAGAATGAACGACTTTATCTTCAATTTTCTTTGACCAAGCTCCTCCTGCCTCATTTTCGGGAACGTCCCACAGAGGTTTGAAACCCCGTCGCATAAAGAAGAACATTCCCGATTCCCATGCTTCTTTTGAAATTGAGTCTACTACGCTCCAGAACTGCTGGGGCGTCGACATATCTGCAATTTTTACATAACTATCCAAATCATAGTTCTTGTTGTTTGGATCATGATACCACAGAATCCAGGAATACTGGAATTTTGTGGTCTCTACAACTGATCCCATTTTATACTATTCATATGTTAGTTTAAAATGGATTCGTTTTTCGCAACGTCAAAGTATCTTACAGAATTACAATGAGCCTAACAGTCGCACAGATTTATTCGGTTCGTTTCGCAGAAAAATTAGCTCTGCCCGCTATTATTCAAGAAAATATCGCAAAGTTACGTATTACACCTGTGGCCTTCAAACCTTTTCGTCCTCCTCCAAGAGTGGCATTCAAACCAAAATCTCAACCCGATAACTGGAGAGAGAACTTCTTGGTAGACGCAGTAAGACGAGTCAAGGAAAAAGATGATCCAGAATACGCAGAAGTATTTAGTTGTATAAACAAAATTTCAGAAAAAACACTAGAAAAATTATCAAAACAAATAATTCAAAACATTCAAAAAAGAGACGAAAATTTTAGATTACGTGTAACTACTTTATTATTCGATACTGTTATGACCCAAGGTGGATTTTACGTGGATTTAATGTCACATTGTGCTAAATATTTAGCGACAGACATTCCTGAAATTAGAGAAGATATCTTAGTTCAAACCGAAATGTTTCCTAAACTTTACAACATGACCGAAACAGCGGTATGTCCTTCCATTGAAGACTCTGATTACGCAGACAAAATTGTGGAATGGACCAAGATGAAAGACAAACGACGTGGGTATGCTAAATTTATTACAAACCTCTTTGTCAGAGACCTTCTTCCAGAAGAAGTGGTGACAAAAACCTTAGGTCAAGTAATTGCAGATTTGAACGATACGGCTAAACAACCAAAGACAGAACAGACGGAAGAAAATACATCTCAATTTGTAGTGTTCTTATACGAATTGGTAAAAACACTACCTCCAACGGCAACATCTCTTCGAGATATGGTACGAAATTGTGTGACAACTCTTCTTGCTGTTCCTCGTCCTGAACTTCCAAGCTTAAATATGCGATCAAGATTCAAACTTGAAGACACTCTTAAATGCGTTCAGTAGTTTAAACACCAAAGAAACCCATAAGACAAATGTCATCTGTCTCACCACCACCTGCTAGTGTATTACTTCGGGCGGCTCAAGTATCAATGACTGAAGATAAACCTATTTATTTAGATTATTACCCAGACAGTCTCAGCAAAAAATGTTGTATCGGTGTGAAAGATACAGAAAAGTTCTTGGTCAAGTCAGATAGTGAATACACATCGACTATCCAGAACGTTTTTAAATGCGAAACTTGTTACATTGTTATGACCGAAAACAGTTTGTATATTGTTTCCACTGATATTCCAATTAAGAAGATTATGGGATCTAAACAAGAGCAATAAAGAAACATAATGGATTTAGTGTTCCCTCCGCCCCACTATTTTTTATTTGAACCTCTGAATAATTCAGAAACGAAGAAACTTTGGTCCTTGTATAAAGAAAAATACGGTGACCAGTGTGAGTTCTCAGAAGTAGATGCGACCGAAACAAATTCAGCAGAAACCTTTTCCCCTTGGTTCGATAACTGGATTTCAAAAGTCCCCGAAAGAAAATCAACAAAAATAAGAATACTGCTTATTTGGAACTCGGAATTCTTGACTTATTCATGTCAGCAAATGTTGAGACGTTCTTTAGAACAACGTTCTTTCAAATGTAGAGTTTGGTTTCACGCAGAAGATCCTACCACAATTCAACCTGCTATTTACAGCCGATGTATCGTAAAACGAATTCCGACGTTTATACACACTCCAACAATCATATAATAATGAAGGTCGTAGTATTCACAGACGGAGCATGTACAAACAACGGCAAGAAAGGAGCTCAAGCTTCATGGGCTTGCTGGTTTCCTGACCATCCTAATATATCCAAGGCAGAACGAGTTCCTGAAACTGAACCTCAAACCAATCAACGAGGAGAATTGATGGCAATTGCCAAGGCAGTAGAAATCATAAAATCAAACTTCCCATTTGATACAGAAATCCAAATATACAGCGACTCAAAGTATTCTATTGACTGTTTGACTACTTGGTTACCTGGTTGGGTGGCAAAAAACTGGAAGACTTCACAAGGCGCAAATGTGAAGCACCGTGATATCATTGAGGCAACCAGTAATTTGCTTTCGAAATTTGACGGATTCACATTTACTCATGTAAAAGCTCATACGGGAAATGATGATTACCAAAGCAAAAATAATCATATCGTTGATCGAATGGCCGTAGAAGTCATTGAACCTGAATCAAAAGAAATCAAGTTAACTTCCAATACAGAAACGGCAATTGAAGGTCTTCCTATTTCCCTAATGGGTCCTCCAGTTTCAGATAGGGTTTTAGTTCAATGGTGTCGTGAAAACTTAATTAAATTAGACCAAACAGATTTGAATAATGCTTTATTATCAACTCTGACCAAAACTCTCAAGAAAAAGGGATTTGATTTATCTAAACAACGGCTACATAAAACAAACTTATATCGGTTAACGCCATTAAATCATTTAATCGCAGAAACTGAAGTAATAACAAAAGAAGAATGAGTGTAGCAGTATATCAATTTTGGAATCCTACATGTGGTCCTTGTAAGACAATGAAACCAGTGTTCAAAGACTTACAAGAAGAGTTTGAAGTAAACAATTGGGTTTCTGTCAATACTCATGACGACGCAGAAGGTTACACACAAAAATTTGGTGTCACAATGGTTCCTACTTTGGCCGTTGTTTCAAAAGACAAAGAAGGAAAATTATTAAAAGTTGAAAAACAATCTGGAACGAATGTCGCAAATTATTATAAAATTATTAGTAATGCTATGAAATCTATTCAGTAATTGTTTGAGTAACTAATTGACCGTTCTTGTAAACATCACAAATATATTCATCAGAACTAGCACTTTTTTGTAAACATTGACCAGTTACTCCTGTATTGTTTTTTGCATTGCTAACACTTGAAAGAGTTCCTGCGGCAACAGAATTTATGTTTGCTGCTAAATTAGAGGCAGAACCACCTGGGAAAGCTATGCTATTAAAAGCTGATTGATCAGTGAATTTTTCCTTGTAATTTGTGAATGATTGGTTAATACCTAAAGAGTTTTGATTTACGGCAACAGAAACCCAATATGTAACAGTTCCAAACACTGCCCCAAATACCAAGGCAAACAATATTCCTAACCATACGGTTGGAGGACATTTATTGAAATGAACTGCCTGGTAATAAATAACCCATACTTGGATAGACAAGAATATAATAAACATTATCGCAGCAATCCAAGATTTACTAGCAGCACTAGAACCACTGTTCCATAATGCATTTAAGTAATAGAATCCAATTGTTGCAGTAAACACTATAACAGATGGAGAACTAGATGTACGTAATCCTCCTGGTAAAGGAATATCACAAACTGCAGGTATTGCTCCAGGTGACGCCATTAATTTACCTTGTCTTTATTTTTTGGTGTAAATATTAGTGTTTATGGTTTTTTACTATAAAAGAAACTAAAAATGTAAGTAAAAAAACCACTAATGTATGATAAAATTTCTGATCCAGCACGAGTTCCTATAGCATCAAGAACATAATTCAAGGAAACGGCTCCTATTCCGGCAATTACAGGAATCAAGAAATTAGCGTTTTCAAATACCACAGAGCCAATAACAGAAAACATTCCCAAAGAAATGGGAAAATATACAATAGCTGCTCTAGCCACTTGAAACGTAAACGATGGAGCTTCTGCCGCGTCTTTCAAAGAAATAGTTCCACCAACTACTAATGCTATTGCGACTATTGACACTTGAATACCTACAAATAATGTCCATAAATCAACGCCTGCCTTTGCGATGGCATATATGAGAAGACCTACCACACCAACAACGGCTCCTCCTATTAATCCGTATGCTACAATATTGTTGCTGTCCATTGATTATTCCCAAGATACAAAATAACGTGAAATTACAAATGAGTGGAAACTGTAGTTCGCCAAATCAAAGTCCTATTAATCTGTCACAATCCTTTTCACAACCTTGTGATTTGTTGTGTCAGTTGGTCTTTGACGACGTATATCCAACATCTACGTATTTGGATGTGGAACCTCAAGGTTTGGTCTTGAATAACACCGCGGGATTGGGATCTTGTAAATTCAACGATGATGGATACAATGCGATGTCCGTCACCATAAATCATCCAAGCAATCATACGATTGAAAGTATTCAAGCAGATGTTGAAGTGTCTATCGTATTCAAAAGTCCAACAAAGGGAAACTTACTAGTTTGCTTCTTGGCTCAGTCTAATCCTAATCCTTCAAACTCTTCTCAATGGTTCAACTCTATTGTAAAATACGCAGATCCATCAAAAGAAGTTGAAATTCCATTAGGAAGTAATTGGAGTCTAGCAAACTTAGTTCCAACTTCCGGAGAATACTTTGTGTATGACGGCACTATTCCATTTGGAAATTGCGATCATGCGAAAGTCGTAGTTTTCAAGTCAATGATCAACATTGACCCATCTGATTTTGTTACACTATCAAACAAGGTTCCTGCTGCCTCTCGTCCAATACAAGGTCTTGGTGAACGTTCTGTCTACTTCAACGCTTCTAAACAATTACCTGGAGGACCCATGCCTATGGATAACCGTGCCTACCTTGTATTCCGCGAAAACCCAAAAAAGGCAGGAATCAACAAGGCAGTTACTGTACCTGGAATATCTGATGCCGCTTCTACACAAAAAGCAAAAAGTGGTATCACTGCTAATGTATCTGATTGGGTGACTGGTCAAGTTGAAACAAACGGAATTATTGGAATTTTTGATATTTTTCTTTTAATTTTATCGTTTGCGATTGCCTTCTATTTTGGTTTCATGAAGTATCAAATGTTTACTTTTATTTTGTTCATAAATGAGAAGGCTGGTGTTTTTGGTAAATTTTTACGTAGTTTGTTTATTCAGCCTCCTTCAGTTAGTCAAGTAGTAGCAGTTTAATACTTTCGATCAATCCAGAATGAATCTTCGTCTTCTTCTTGTTGATCTCCCCAAGATGTTTCTTCCTCTTCTCCATATGAAAGATTACCGTTGTCCAATGCTTCTTGAACTTTATCCTTCTTTACCGCGACCTTACGTTCTACAGTTGTCCAACCATCATTTTCAGGTTCCTTTTCAGGAATAAGTTGTTCAGTTTGTTCTGTTTCTGGGTAATACTCGGAAGTCATAGAATAAAGTTGTCTTCTTCTTAAAATACTGCTTTTCTGTAACTTGAGTTCAGGGTTTTTGTGTGGTGGAGTTAATACTTCTGGAGTAATTGCCGCCATATCACGAAAACTTGGTCCGTTAAATGTCCTTGTAGTAGCAGATTGTGTGCTAATAGAAGGGAATTCTGATTCCACAATTATGGGTTTTTCTTCCTTTTTCAAATTTTCCGATGGTCGTTTGCGATTGCGCATATGAGGTGGGATATAATGTGATGTTGACATTTTGATATACTGTTATTAGATTTTCTAACATAAAATTCGTTTTCAAAAACGAACTTACGCAGATGATACATTGGTAAGCCAAAGAATGACATACGGTGTATGTATCTCTCCAAACGGAACTGTAAGTGAAATTCAAATTCCTACAAAGACTAAAGATGTATTAGACTGGATACGTAAAAAATATAAATCACCTGAATTTCAGTTTCAGGGAAAAATACAAGACCCAACAAAAGAAACCCAGTGGTTATCTATATTTGCTGCTGTTTCTGATGATCCTGATACTGCAAATTCTCATATGCTTCCTTCTCCTTTTGATGAAGAAACATACTCTGGAAATATCGTAGTTCTCGCAACAGAATCAGAAGATGAAGATGAATATGAACCACAAATTTCTTCGTATGTGAATTTGAAAGCAAGTGACTATAATACTTTGTATCAAGAATGGACATTTGATGCTCCAGAAGAAGAGGAAGATGAAGTGTTGGAAATAGATGAAGAAGGAGACGAAGATTTAGATGAAGATTTAGGAGGTGACGATGAAGAAGAGGAAGAAGAAGTAAGACGTGAAATTGTAAACACTTCACGACCAGTTCATTCGAATAAAAAGAACGTATTTATTGAAGTAGCGATCCGCGATAAAGTAATTGAAAACTTTGAAGAACTTTTGCAAAATAAAGATTTGTCTACCGAACTAGAAAACGCCGTTCTTCATGTCGTAAGCGATCAAGCATTAAAGGAAGGAATAGATGTAGATTGGTCAAATCGCGTGTTCTGGAACATGTATCGCAGCAGAGCTATTTCGGTTTACGAAAACTTACGTGGAAAAGGAGGATACGTCAACAATCCCGAAAACTGGTTAGAACAACTTCAAAAAGGAGAATTAACGCCTCGTGCGTTTGCAGAAATGACGGCCGTTGATTTGTATCCTCACCGATGGAAGGCATCGATCGAAAAGATCATTGAAATGGAAAAGAAATTATACGCCAAAAACGATACTGCTTCTATATTCTTATGGTGCTCACGTTGTAAGAAGAAATCTAAGTGTGATTACTATCAACTTCAGACTCGGTCTGCGGACGAACCGATGACGACTTTTGTAACTTGTTTGGAATGTGATCGTCGCTGGAAGTTTTAATTATAAGTGTTGGTTCTGGAGAAGGAGGAATCTTTATTACTGGCATGGATCTGTACATTGGATCAATTATGGATTCACGTCCTATGACAGGAGACTGATTATCGCTTGGATAGACGTATATTGGGTCTAATCCGTTAGTGATTTCCGGCTTTTTTACGTCAGGAGTGGTTTTTGCGAACTTAGCGTTGAATTGTGCTATAATTCTGTCTGGAATTTGAGGACTAGTTTCCTGTAATCTTTGGTTTTCGTCTCTCACTATTTTTAACATATCTTTGGCTGTCATACGTTCGTTTCTTGGTAACGCAAGTTCAATTAATATGAATTTGTGTAACTTCGCATACGTTATAGACGCAATACGATGTCCTTCTGTTCGTTTTGCCCATCCGAAATAATTAGATACAGTGGTAAGTATTCCTATAGATAAAGTTATTCCACCAGAAACTATATTTGCGACCGTAGGATTTGGAAAAACCATATTAAATCCCATAGATGTAGAACCTGCCAATGTTGCCAAAATAATGGAAGGAATGGTGATGCTCGTATTCAATCTAGAAAATAACTTTTCTGATCTTGTATGAAGCCAAGAGTAGCATAATGCTACTTCCCCTTCGTCAGAAATAATCTTTTCCAGTTGCGAATTCCATGTTATTTCGTTCTTTATCTCCTCATCCATTGTAAATTATTTGTATTAAATAATGGTGTGGGTGTATGATGATACTAGACTGACTTCAGATGAAAAAAAGGTAATGGATTTTATCCATGAACGCACTCACAATAAAGATTTAGCAGAACGTTCTGCTAAACTCTTGAACTTGGTGAAATATTTGCGTTCTCATAAGTTTCGAAGTGCAAAGCATTTGGAAGAGTCTGTGTTTTACGATCGAAAACATACACGTCCAATGTTCAACGAAAAAACTGCGAAGTTATCGTTTGAATCTTTGAAGAAGAAAGGAGGATATTCTCAAACACATCCTGTCACAGATAGATTGGTTAGAGAATTAATAACGAATATTCAATCCTTACTTCCCCAATTTGTAAGCACTAGTTCAAACAGCGTTTATTCTTCGGTTGTGTCTCCTTTAACTTCTTTGGAACAATCTATGCCTTTACTTCGCACATTGTTGAAGATTTACAAGGCAAGTGTAAAGTTAGGAGATTCGGCAGTTGAAACAATTGCCGCAGATTTAGGTGGTCCAATCGGAGAAGGTATAGTCGCTATTCCTGTTGCCTTTGTAGGTTCTATTGCCGCTTTAGTATCTGTATTGGAAGACGATTTGGGGGGAGCAGTTGCGCAAGTAGCACAAGCTACTCCGTTTATTGGTCCAACATTGAGTACAATAGTTTCGTCCATTGAAGAAAACTTGAAGGGCGGAAAGAGATTTTCAACCTACAAGAATAGATCATACAAATGGCAGAAGAAGACCAAGCGAATCAAATCCGTGCGATCATAAAAGAATGGGTCGCTCTGGATGATGAAGAACGTAACTTAAAGCAACAAATCAAAGCTATTCGTGAAAAGAAAACTCGTAATTCCGAATCTATTTTAAAGTTTATGAGAGACAACTCGGTGGATAACTTTGCCTTGGAAGGATCAGGTGTTGGAAATATAAGTCGTTCAGTAAGAACTTCACGTCCTCCTTTACGTCGTGAAACAATCCGAACACAATTACTTATTCAGTTTGCTGATCAACCACAAAGAGTTGCCGAAGCGTTGCGTCAAATTGAAGGTATCGCAGAAGGAGCAGATGATATGACGTCTACTACAGGAACAGTAAGAGAAGTATTATCAAGAAGAATCCCTAAACAAAAAAATAGTATGACTATTTAATTTTTTTAATTTATTTGGGTTGGAGGTTCTTTATGGCCTCCGCTGCTGCTAATTGTTCTGCTTGTTTTTTCGTTGGAGCAGTTCCAATTCCTAAATGTATTCCTTTCTCGTCCACTGCCGCCATTGTATACATATTGGTCGCAGCAGACACCACTTCGTATTTCGGTGTTTGATGAAACCTTGCTTGGTATAGTTTCTGTAATTGTTCCTTGTAATTTGTATTGTTCATCAGTATCTTTGGAATATCGATATACGTTTCAATCAAACATACGACAAATGCGTATACGACTTGAAAGTTGTATTTTGAATCGGTCCACAGAGCGCCAATAAACGCTTCTAATATATCTCCTAATTTTTTAGAGTTTGTTCTTCCGGCACATACGTCTTCGTTGTGTCTTGAAATAATATAGAACTTATCAAGTCCTATTTTTTGACTTAATGTTCCCAGCATCTCGTTACACACAATAGATTTCTTCAAATCTGTCATGAATCCTTCGTCTTCGTTGTATCGTTCCATCAAGTAAGTAGATACACAAGATCCCAATACTGAATCACCTAGATGTTCTAGTCGTTCATATGATTTCTTGAATAATCCAATACATTCTGTTGGTTTGTCTGCGAGTTGTGCTTTATCTCCTGTAGGACTCACGTATTCGGTGCGTTCTACATAAGACGAGTGAACCATCGCTTCTTGGTATAATGAAACGTTCTTGACATTTGTTACACAATTGTGTTTCTCAAGAATCGCTTGGATATCCTGTTTGGTAAACAAGCGATTTTTTGCGTTGAAAGGGTTGTACACTAAAGGCTGTGTCGTCATTTTTTACTATAGATGGTTTTTACATATTAAAGTCCGTTTTCATAAAAAAAGACATTACACTTTTTATGGTTTATTCTGGTACTGATCGGGTTAAATTAAATTCTGTTGCCACTAAATCTTGTTTGCGTTTTTGGATTATAAAGTTTGTTAATCCTTCGGCATTTGGATTTGGAGTGTCCTGAAAATACGCAGTAACTAATACCATTAACTCTTTTTGCGATAAAGACCAAGGTTTTGAGTATTCTCCTGGTCTCTGTATTTGAATTGTGGATCCGTCTTCTTCCAACTTCATTTTACGGAAATTGTCGAATGTAGGACTTTTAATTATTTCGGTTATTTCCAATTCAACCGACTTGCGTTCGTCGCGTTTATCGTATACCTGCTTATTAAGGTTTCTTAAATCGTCATCTATTTCACGGTATTTCTTGATACAACGTTTCAAATCAACGAGTTCTTGTGTCATTTTTGTTCTGTATTTATCATTATAAAGATTATCCGTTTTACATACAATGTACTTTGATGAGAAGGAAATAGACAACTTGCGTCAAGTGTATAATAAAGAACACGCAAATGAACCACCCATTCCAAAAGGAGGAGTAGATAAGGTATGGAAAACTATCCAACATCGTCTCCAAGAAAAGTGTGATGACGGAGCCGCAGAATGTATCATTACATCTTTGATCTCCAAGCCTAAGGCTCCTAGTTCATGGCGCACAAATCCAGAAGAATGGTTATCGTCTCTTGATATTGATGAATTAGAACGTAAATTTCAACAAGTATTCAGACAATATTATTACGTAGGAACTGTTCCAATAGATTTCGGAAAACATTCTAAAACGGGTCAATGTTTAGTAAATTCTCTTTGTTCTTTGGATATCCGAAACATATACAAAAAAGGGTTCCGACAAATTGGAATTGTATTTAATACGGATGTAAGCACTGGTCCGGGAAAACATTGGATTGCCTTATTCTGCGACATTCGTCCTGAATTAGAGTATCCACGAATCACTTACTTTGATTCGTATGCCTACAAACCCGAGAAGGAAATTCAAGTCTTAATGAAGACCTGGAAGCAGGAATGGGATTCTACACATATCCATTCTAAACCAATGGAAGTCAGTTACAACAAAACTCGTCATCAATACGAAGATTCAGAATGCGGAATGTATTCTTTGTATTTTCATTTATGCTGTCTTATGGGCATACCTATGAAAGATAAAGTTCCAGATAAAGTTGTGCGTGGTTTCCGTAGTTTATTATTCAAAGTATAATCCAATGAAATTAAAGGGATACGGTTTGGCTATTGGAGGATTGTTTATTCTGGCAGCTATATGCTATGCTTTCTTCGCATCCATTAATTCGTGGCGTAAATAATAATGGACTGGTTTTCTATGCTTGTCATTATCGTGTTTGCGATGGTGCTTATTTTTACTATCGCATTTGGGGTTTATAAAGTAGCAACGCCATCAGAAATCCAGGCAACAAATACTGCGGGTCCTATTTTTGACGCATACAAAACAGTTATGCAATTGGCTCCTTTAGGTTGTCCTACAACACCTTCGTATCGTTTGTGCGACTACTATGTGGCTTCGTCTGCTTATTCTTTGTTTCCGGGATCTAAGTTGTATGATTACATCACAGACGCAGTTATTCCAATGTTGATGCCTGCAGGTCCTCGTTTAGTTGAATTAGACATCTATTCAGACGAAAACAATCAACCTGTAGTTGGTCTTAAAAATCAAAAGACGGGAGTAGATTACGCTTACAATACTATTTCATTTGAAGCATGCTGTGTGGCGATTGTAAATAATGCCTTTAACTCTGTAGTATGTCCTGTTTCTACTGATCCATTTATGTTGAGTTTGGTGTTCCATACAGATAATACCAACGTAGTCAATGCTGCTGCTCAAATTTTGAAAACAACATGTATCAGTCATATGCTAGATACTTCATACAGTTACCAACGAAAGAACATAGCAGTTGAACCTATTTGTAACCTTCAAAGCAAATTGATTATCGTCTCAGGAGGTCCAATTAAAGGAACATTGATGGAAGAACTTGTAAATTTGTCCTGGGACACATCTCACTTAAGAAGATTGACTTATACTCAAGCATCACAAACAAACGATAACGATGAATTGATCAATAATAATCGTAACAATATCACGATGGTTGTTCCTGATGTTTCAGATGATTTACGAAACATGAACCCACAAATATTATTGACTTACGGTTGTCAATGGGTTTTGATGAATTATGGATCTCCAGATAGCGCTATGGAATTATACATTAGTCAATTTCAACAAGCAAGTTGCGTATTAAAACCCGAACCTTTGCGTGCCCTTGCTCCTAAAAAATACGCTAGCCCTACAATGCCTGATCCAGTAGTATCGTTCCAACCTTTAAATAAAACAAGTCCACTCTACAACATAACTATATAAAATGTCTAAATAAAACAAATGTACAGCGTTACAAAAGTTCATCGTCGTTTGACAACTGAATTAATACGCACACGTCGTAGTTCAGTCGTAGAAATTCCTGTTAGTGAACCAGTGGTTGATGAACCAGTGGTTACTGAACCAGTGGTTACTGAACAATCAGTAGAAGTTCCTGTAATTGATCAACCAGCCGTAGAAGAAACACCTGTTGTTGATGAACCAGTGGTAGAACAACCTGTAGAAGAAACACCTGTTGTTGTTGAAGAAACTCCAGTAGTTACTGAACCAGTAGTCGAAGAAACTCCTGTTGAACAACCAGTAGTAGAACAACCTTTAGAAGAAATCCCTGTTGTAGAAGAAGCTCCAGTAGTTACTGAACCAGTAGTCGAAGAATCTCCAGTAACTGAAGAAACTCCTGTTGAACAACCTGTAGAAGAAACCCCTGTTGTTGAAGAAACACCTATTGTTGAAGAAGCTCCAGTAGTTACTGAACCAGTAGTTGAAGAAACTCCAGCGGTTGAAGATACACCAGTAATTGAAGAACCTGTAGTAGAAGAAACACCAGTAGTAGCTGAAGCTGTAGTTGAAGAAATTTTTGATGAAAGTGAATCAACTCATTTAGAAGAACAACCTGTCGAAGTCCCCACCTGCTCAAAATGTGGAAAACCTTGCTCCTTCTGTAATGCGTAAAAAATCTGCTATATGAGTATAAAATGGCAGGTGTATGGTTGGCTCACGTCAAGAAGACAATGAAGAAAATGGCAGGTGAAAAGAAGTCTATGGGAAAGAAGTGGTTCTCCCATGTGCTCAAGAGCGCAAAGAAGACATATAAGAAACACGGTGGTGAAGAAGGAGGAGAAGAAGGAGGAAAGCGTCGTCGCACTCGTCGTCACCGCAAGTAAGTATTTTCAGAAAAAATGATTGTAAGTAACATATAAATACAAAATGGGTGGCGGTCTATTACAACTTGTTGCCTATGGTGCGCAGGACGCATACCTCTCTGGAAATCCTCAAATTACTTTCTGGAAAGGCTTGTTCAAACGTCACACAAACTTCGCGATGGAACCATTTCGCATTAACTTAGCCGGTGAAGCCAATTGGGGAGTAAAACACTCTGCCTTAATTCCTCGTCATGCTGATCTTTTATACTCTACATATTTGGAAGTCGTTCTCCCTCCAGGTGGAGTCTTTAACAACGATCAAGGTCGTTTAGGTTACAACTTAATACGATATGTTGAATTAGATATTGGTGGTCAATTAATTGATCGCTTATATGGTGAATGGCTCTTCTTATGGGACTCATTAAGTTCTGACATTCAAACTGGTATTAAACTCCACCAAATGGTTGGTGATGGTGTTGCTCCAGGATCATACACAGTTCCTTCTCCAGCAACTTGTCCATCGGGTGGAGGTTCTAATCAACCTGCTTTACCTAATACTTTATACATCCCACTCAACTTCTTCTACACACGTAACCCAGGTGCTGCCTTACCTTTGATTGCTCTTCAATACCACGAAGTCAAGATCAACATCCAATGGCAAGACCAAAAATTCATTGCCGGAAACTTTACTTCTGCCGCAACATCTACTCCTCAACCAACCCAAGCCGCAGTCTACATTGACTACATCTACTTGGACACTGAAGAACGTCGTCGCATGGCACAACAATCCCATGAATACTTGATTGAACAAACTCAATACAACGAAGATAAGGGATTATCTTCTTACGCCAATCGTATTGACTTAACATTCAATCACCCTGTAAAGGAACTTGTTTGGGTAGTTCAACCTACTTCTTACACAAACTGTCATTACTCAGCTCAATTTTTAAACAATCGTCTCCGACCATTCACTTATGACGTAGCAGCAATCGCCACTCAACGTCTCCAAATCAACGGCCAAGATCGTTTGGATGGACGTTACGGAGACTACTACAACATGGTCCAACCATACCAACACCACACTGGCTCTCCAGGTTTCACCTATGTTTCTGGTAACCAAGTATACAATGTATACCAACCAGGTATTTACATGTATTCATTTGCCTTGAAACCAGAAGAACACCAACCATCTGGAACATGTAACTTCTCTCGTATTGATACTGCTACCTTGGTATTGAACTTAGCAAACAACGTAACAATTGTTCCTTCTTCTGACCAAACATTTGATGTTCGTGTATATGCAGTTAACTACAACATTCTCCGTGTTATGTCCGGTATGGGTGGATTAGCATACAGCAACTAAACGTGATATAGTCTAATTTAAAGTAAAAAACACATAATAGGGTTCAAATGAATCCTGGTATGTTTTTTATATTACTTTTTCATTTATTGATCTAATCGAATGACATTATGATATCGCTCATACTGATTGTTGATTCTTTTTCTTCTTCTTTTTCAATTAAGTTTAGAACTGCCTTGCGTTCTGCCTCAAATATAGTATGATCTTCTTCTGTTCCTTCAGGTAACTTGGTTTCGTCAATAAGAATATCAACTATACCTGTTCCGCAAGGAGGTTTTTGTCCGAACATGATGTTTGCCGAAACGCCTTTCATATTATCTAATTCTCCCATCAATGCGGCATTGAATAAGTGTTTTGCAGTTTCTTCAAATGATGATTTAGCGAGAACACCATTTTCTTCGTTTTGGGACATACCTGTGCGATCAGCCTTCAAGAAGTAACCTGGATATGTCATCGCATCTACCAATGTAATTAAGTGATGGTAATTGATGTATTCGCGAGTAAATACGTTCTTGAATTCTCTTAACAAGGCAATTCTGGCTGCCTCAATTCCGAACACTTGTAAGATTTCGTGAATATCGTTAGAGAACGAACGGAATGGATCAGTATTTGAAACAATAGATAAATCTAATAAATTTGTTCCTTCTACGTCCAACACATACTGGCTTCCTGAAACGTATCCTCCAACCTTTTCTGAATATACAAGTTCATCTTTGATTTCTCTTGGGTATACTCTACCAACTCCATCAACTCCTGTTAACACTGTATCTAACAATTTCTCTTCAATGAATCGTAATGCTAATACATTCTTGACTACATCTCCTGCGAATACTATACGCATAACAAGTTTGTCTGGAGTATTGGTGTCGCTGTGAACACATTCGAATGCCTTGATGACTTTATTGTTTTGGATCTTCGCAGAAATGAGTGTCATATCAATAACGTTTCTTGCCGCCATTTCTTGTCTGTCCAATTCTAATCTGATGATCCAAGGTGAAGTACACATTTGACCGTTCGTTACTGAGAACTTCTGGTAAGAAAGGAGAATATCTCTGTCTTCTTGAACTGATGTGTTTTCGGATAAGGGGTTTGGATCGTAGTAGATACGAACGGATGTTGTGATATCTCTCAATGTAGTCTTTTGAACTTCTTTCATTTTAGAGAGAGCAGCGTCGTATGATCCTGCGATACTTGGATCCAAGTATATTATGTTCATTGGAGTCTTTGGATTTGGAGATGCGCCTAATAATTCCATGATACGAGGAACACCTTCAGTGGCATTGGCTTTTGCGGTTCCTGCCGAGTGGAAAGTGTTCAATGTAAGTTGTGTTGTTGGTTCTCCTACCGATTGAGCAGCTAAAGTTCCAACCATTTCACCTGGATGAACACTTGCCTTGGTGTATCTGAAATGTATATCTTTCAACATTTCGTCAAATAACGTCTTCGTCAAGCGCATCTTGATGATTGATTTCTTGGGTGCGAAGTTGAATCTCATCATGATATGGAACAATTTATTATGTGCTACCCAAGATTGAGCACAGAACTTGTTGAGTTCAGAGACTACATAAGTAGGTGTCAAATCAGTCTTTACAGAGTATTCGTTCTGATACTTTTCAATCATTCTTCCGAAATGAACTGGAACAAGAACTTCTTCATTTTTGATGTATCTGAACACGTTCTTTACCAACGTGTCTCTGTCTTGTAAAAGTTCATCTACCATATCAGGGAATTCAGTTACTTCTTCTTTTACTACCGCAGCTACATCATCTGCTGCTAATGCAAAGTCTCTGTATATTTCTTCCATAGTCATCAATGCCAATGGACATTCTTGAGCTTCTACTTGCGTTGAATCTACACCATCACCTCCGTAATGAAATTGAACAATAGCACCATTTACATTTCTTACTGTTCCGTCGTAATCTACATGGATATCTTCCATAGTCTTCACTAAACGTCGTTGAATGTAACCTGAATCTGATGTCTTTACAGCCGTATCAATCAACCCTTCACGTCCTCCCATTGCGTGGAAGAAGAATTCGTATGGACGAATACCTGCGATGAAACTGCTATCTACGTATCCACGTGATTCTAATCCATCGTCATATCTTGCGAAGTGAGGCAAGGTTCGGTCTTGTAAAGAATATTGTACTCTCTTACCTCCTACTTGCTGTTGTCCTAATAATGCAGTCATTTGAAGAACGTTATCTTCACTTCCTTTCGCTCCTGATTTTACCATTTGAGATAATCGGTTTGTGACTGGTAAGTTTTTCATCACCATTTCAACAATATCCTTGTTCGTAGAGGCAATCACCTTAGTAATTTGTAATTCTAGTTCTTCTCCATCAGAACGTCCATTCACATCGTTCAAGAACGAACCGTCGTGCATGGAAGATAAGATTTGTGCGATCTTCTCTTTGCCTTCTTGGATTTTACTAGCCACAAACTCCATCGTTTCTGGAGAATTGATTAAGTCTGAAGGACCAATTGAGAATCCGGCATGTAAATTGAACTTGGTTACGATGTTTTGAATTTCGTTAATGAATTGTCCTGCTCGTTGTGGTCCGAAATCGTTGAAGATAACGTGAATTACACCTTTAGATGCTTTACCGTAAGCAGACTTTTCCATAATTCCTGAAATGAGTTGTCCATCTTTGATTTTGACTTTACTATCTAAATTCATCAATGGGAATGTAGTTGAGAATACTTCCTTACCTGTAATGTCTCGGTCTTTACGACGATACGCAGACAAAGGTTTCTTCATACGACCAATGATATTCATTGCCAAATGTTCAGGAATACGAACGTAATCTTGCGATAATCGGTATGAACCTGTCAATGTATCTTGAATAATTTGAATGATAGGTGAGTTCGTGCGTGGAGATACAATTTGGCGAAGAACTGATGCTAAGTATTTCAATTCTGTTGCCGATGCTATGCTTTGTGGAACGTGCATATTCATTTCATCACCATCAAAGTCAGCATTGTAAGGTTTCGTTGCCGAAACGTTCAAGCGGAAAGTTGAGTAAGGAAGAACACGAATACGATGGCATTCCATTGAAGCCTTGTGTAATGAAGGTTGTCGGTTAAAGAGAACTACATCTCCATCAATCAAGTGACGATGGACTACATCTCCCTGCTTCAAATCAATTGTTTCAGGGTTAATGAACTTTAAACTGATAACACGATTGTCGTGTTTATTGAGCACTGATTTGGCACCAGGATACTTTCCAGGTCCGTTGCGGACATAGGACATCAACCGATCACGATTGTACACTGTCACAATTTCAGGAAAGGTTAAGTTCTTTGCGATTTCTTCAGGGACACCTAATTCGTCTACGTCAATGTTGGCATCAGGAGTAATGACAGAACGAGCAGAGAAATCTACACGCTTACCCATCAAATTACCTCTTACACGACCAGTCTTGGCTCCCAAGCGTGATTTCAAAGTTTTTAAAGGTCGTCCTGAACGTTGGGCAGCAGGAGGCATTCCCTTGATATCGTTATCCACGTAGGTCGCAACGTAGAATTGTAAGACTTGTGTATGTTTATCAATGGTTTCTGCTCCATCGCCTTTATCGATACTGGCTTGTAAGCGCTGGTTGTTTCGGACAATATCAATTAAGATATGTGTCAAGTCATCTTCCATTCGTTGGTTGTCGTCCATGATAACCGATGGACGGACAGTCAGAGGAGGAACGGCAAGGACATTACAAATCATCCAATCAGGACGACTGAACTTTGGATTAAATCCCATGAGTTCTACGTGCTTGTCGGTGATACGTTGAAAGGTTCTCAATACCATTTCAGGTTGTAAAGGTATTGGTTCTGCGTCTTCGTCAAATGTTTTTGCTTGTAATTTTATTACTGTTCCTTCTTCTTTAATAACTTTTGTGATTGTTGGTGTTCCGCAGTGTGCGCATCCACTATCACGTAATTCTTTCTTGTAATCTGCTGTTCGTTCTCTCACTTCATTGAAGCGGTCTAATCCTTTTACTCGTCCTGCGATGATTTCTAATTCAGTCTCAGGAAGGTAAGGAATAGAACAATTGTGACATATTAATTGAAGTATTTTTATTAAAGGGTCTACAAATTGGTATAAATACACAGGTCTTGCTAATTGAATATGACCGAAGTGGCCAGGACAAAGTATGTTTGTCTGCTTACATGTAGGACAAATCTTACCATTTTCAATGACTCCAAATCTCGCATCAAAGACACCACCGGGAACAGGTTTCTCTGCCTGGTAGGTTTTGTCTGTGACCACTTGGACAACACTGCGTTTTACTATTTCTTCTGGGTTGGCAATACCAAATTGAACACCAATAATGACGTCTCCCATTCTTATAGTTAGTAAGTATTGTCTTTATATTGTTCCATTTTTATGAACGTGTAACGCTGATTGTCAATTTCCAAAATTCGTCATCATTTAAGATTTCACGGACCATTTCAGGAGGATACTTCTCTTCTAGCGACATACTCCATCCCTCAAAGTCGGGGCCGATACGTTGTAAAAACTTCTTTTTGTCCTTGACCTTCAAATGCTTCAGTTGGTAAAAGATATCGTTACAGAAGTCTTTTACTAATGCTCCGTCGTCGCTCTCTTCACGTAAAATACGAACAGCCTTGTACCACTCGTCCATTTGAATTTTCAAACGAAAGAATAATGAAGTTAAAAACCATTCGTCGTTCTCATCGCAAGGAAAAGAAGTTTGATGCGGTTTTTGTCCAAGACAACGGCAGAGAAAAAGTTGTTCCTTTTGGAGCAAGGAAAAATGTAAATGGAAAATGGGTTGATATGTCTGATTTCACCAAGCACAGAGATGTGACTCGTAAGAACAGATATCTAAATCGTCATTCAGGTATGGGAGAACACTGGAATAAACCAGATACTCCAGGCGCATTGTCCAAATGGATTCTGTGGAACAAACCTACTTTAAAAGCAAGTATTTCAGATTTCAAGAAACGATTCAATCTTTAAAGTTTCTGAACAATAATTTGAAAGAAAGAACGTTTTCCGTCATACACTAATTTAATTTCATCCTTCTTTTCTTCTAAAAACTTATCAATTCCTGCCATAGTTTGGGACCACATATAACAGTAATCGTCAAAAATGATGAATCCTCCACTTTTTGTTTTTTGTAGAGCCATCAAGCCATCACGATACACAAACTCTGTTTCGTGATTTCCATCTACAAATGCTATGTCAAAGAAATTGTCTGGGAATGTTGGAACAATATCATCGGAGAATCCTCTTTTTATCACATATTTATTAGGATTTGAAAGTCTATCGATATTTCTGTTAAACTTAACCCATCCTTCTTCTTGTTCTCCTTTGTATTCAGGATACTCATCGTAATCTTGCCATGGATCTACACAATACAATCTAGAATCTGGATGTTTGGCAAACGTTTTTTCTACTTGAATTGCGTTTCCTCCATCTGCTACCCCGATTTCTAAATAATTTATTGGATTGTTTGTTTGTGGAATATATGGTGACCAATTTATATCTGGATTTTTGTTGTAGAATCTCCCTATAAATTCTTTGAAAGGAGGAGGTGGAGGTTGTGAAAATGGTTGTTTATTACCAAATTTCTTCTGCCAAGGAAACATTTTATTAAATGTTTTGTTTATCTTTTGAAGATAAATACTGTTTTGCGTTATAGTTGAATAGTTGGATATAGGTAAATATAACTGTGCCTATAACCACCGAATACCAGAGTTCCATTTATAAAACGGATTCTTTTTGTTAATGGAAAAATAACATAAATAAGATGGACGAACCAAAAACAAGACGTCAAACTAAGAAAACTAAAAAAGAAAAAAAAGGTGATGGTTACGGGAAGAAACATATTCGTAACCTAGAACGTTTAATGGAGAAGAGATGAGTGGGATACTCTTTGTGTCTTACGATTATCTCTGGACTTCGTTTTAACACCATTTTTCATTGTTCGACAAGTGATACCTCTGTAGGTTTTCTTGTCGCAACCTGAAGTGTAATATTGGACTCTCGCTACGTAACCACGATAAGTAGGTAACTGACTTTTTGTTTCACGAGATAACATCTTAAGCAAACCATACATCCACTTCATATACACTCTTCGGTTCTGTAAGGGAATAGGTGTGCTTTTTTCCATATAAGATTTGAAAACCTTACGTAAATTGTCAAAAGGATACACTTCACATAACTTTTCCATGAACTGACGGTGTCGTGACATATCTTCCTCTTCCGGTTTCTCAGGGTAATTAGACGCAATAGAAAACAAAAAATCACGACCCGGAACCGCGGTTGGTTTCAAAGATAAGTAAAATTTCTTAACATCTTCGAATTTTGGGTCAGAACCAGGGTTCACAACTTCTGGATTTTCTGCGCATTGTGTCCTCAACTTGTTATTCACCATGTTGTGGATTTCGTATAACCACTTTCCTGCGTCTCCCTTCAAGGGGTGGTCATACACAAACTCTTTCGTGGATGCGCGGCAAAATTTACATGGCAACATCTCTTTCATTTCAAGTAAAATTGCTTGAGGGTTACGCGATTTGAACGCAATTAAATGGAATAATTGCCATGCGCTTGGTCCCCAGTATCTAGTGTCCACACCCATCCTCACTACTCATAGGCAGAAAAAGATTTCTGCGATAAAACTAAAAATGGCATCCGATATGACTATCATGACTTTCGCAGTCGCAATCTTCTTGGGTGGCGCATTAACCCAATTCTTCAGCGCAATTACACGTGACTTGGTCGCCCCCGTTATCGCCGGTGCAATTCCAGGTGTTCAACAAAGTTTAGACAAAATTGTTATCCAAGTAGGCCCAGTCAAGCTCGATATTGGTGACGCAATTGGCGCAACTCTTCAATTAGCTATTGCCCTCTTCGTCGTCTACGCCACTCTCCCATACATCCGCGCTTACTCCCCAATCTCTGGAGGACGTCGTTAAATTCTTTGCGTTTAACAAAGGATGGAATTCATTAGTAAATTAGCAGACACCGTAAAATCCGGTGTTGAAAAAGTTAAGACCAGTTTGAGCGGAACAAACGCAGCTGCTCAAACTTCACTTCCTGATGTGGCAACGGCTAAGGCACCTTCTGCTTTAGGAACTGCTCCTGAAACTCCAGGGTACACTGCTACAGGCGGACGTCGTATCAAACGCAGTCGCTCTCATAAAAAAACACGTCGCGGTGGTGGTGGAAACTATGAATATTTACCTACCAAAATCCGTAGACCTTCTCCTCCTGCCTCAGATTCTGATAAAGTTTCGTATGCACCAACTCAAGTCCGTAAATCTAAAGGAGGACGTCGCACTAAACGTCGTTCCCACCGTAAACATTAACCTACTAATGTGAAACTTGTCCATCCGCCTTTCATATATTTTCCATACATGACTTCTACTCGCTTTTCCATATCTTGAATTTTTAGAGTTCTCAGATCGTTTTCGGTCTTCCAACGCACAAATGAACTTTTGAGTGTTTGACGATCCACTGGAATGATTTCATCTCCTTCTGAAATCTTCACCAATTTTTCGCTAATAAATCTCGCAATACCATCGTTGTCGTTACGGTATTCTGTAGTATATTGCATAACCTTTTCTGGAGCAGGAAGTTTACGCCATCCCTTACCTTCTTTGAGGATATGAACAAGATAGTTCAAGAACGGTGTTGCCCATTCTTTTGATCCAACTGCGAACTGAATACTTTCGTCAATTGGTAATTCGTTGTCTGCCTTTGGATGAGGAACAAACTTCGATGTGAATTCAATAACTACCAATCGTCTCCATGTACCGCCATCCGTCGTATTAATTGCCGGTTTGTCGTTACATGCCAAGTGAAACTTCGCTTGAACTTCAAATTCTGTGCCTGACTTGAACAAGTCGCGAGCATACATCTTTTCGCCTGAAGTAATTTCCTTCATCAATCCAGTATTCAATGCGATAGATTCATCTGGTTCTTGCATAGTCACAAATCGTCTGCCTTTCAATCGAATAACTTCTGGAGCTGCGTTTCCTGATCCCTTACGTTTTTGAGTAAACAACGAGATGGGAACAGTGCATGCGTAATCACCAAGAGCTGCAGCAGTCAAGTTGAGAATCATAGATTTACCGTTAGAACCTGAACCGGTAAGAATATGAAACTTTTGTGCTGTGTTTCCACCCACCAAGTTTGTAGATAAATGTTTCATAAAGTAGTCTCTAACTACTGGATCACGAATAACGCTACAAATGAAACTATCCAATGCAGGCCATGTATCGTAATCGTAATACTTCTTTTCAGGATCGTAATCAATTCCAGTAGAGAATGAAATGTAATCTTCTGGTTTTCCATCACGAAACTCAAATGTAGTTAAATCAAGAACTCCGTTATTAAATGCAATCAATTCCTTGTTTGAATCAACCTTCTTGGTAAATTCTTCGTCAAAGAAGAACTCACGACATTCTTTCATTACGTTATCCTTGAACTTAACTGTTTTCAATTTCAAGTAAATTTCGTTATATTTATTGCTTTGTTTTTCAAGTTGACAAAACTCACAAACACCACAATCTTTCTTGCCTTCTGCGTTACATTCTGTCAAGTTTCGTTCGCTCATTTGGTTTGCAACGTTCAAGTGACGATCTCTAAATACTTTGGCGATTTGTCGTGATAATTTAAGTTGTAAATCTACACCCTTATCTGTTTCACGCCATACGTGACCGCACCAACGAAACCAGATATTCTTGCCGAAATCAACACATTTGTATTGATCACGAAACTTCGCATAAATAACTGCGCCTACATCGTGTTCTGTTCCTGAACAAGCAGTCAATACAAGTCTATCTATATTTTCTGCCTCAATTTCGTCGTATCCTTCACGATTATCTTCGCGAGACCAGAAACGTAATGTTCCTTCTCCCAAACGGTCTCCATCATTTCTGAATGTCAAAGAGTTCCATTTATTGATACAATCGTCTTCATCATACTTTGGTCCAATTTGCTGACTGAATTCAAGAAACACATCCAATAAATCTGGATGGATATTCTTCAAACATATTGCGACTTGAACCCATTCATTGTAATCTGTGAATCGTGAATCTTTCAAGTTCAAAGTATGATTTTTCAAGTATTGTTCACGATCTGCGTCCAAAGGTTGAAGTATAGGTCTGTTTGTTGGAGATGATCCACGAGATCCTGGTTTATCTCCTCGTTGAGCAGGTCTGCCTCTAGCAGGTGTTACTGCACTTCCTCCAGAAATACGAACTTCCTTGTTTTTTTCCAGAGTTTCGTAAATTTTCTGACCTTCTTCTGTAAACTTTGTAGCCGAAGAATCGTCACGACGAAGAGATAGAAGTTTCATAAGTTCAAAGGACGGTTCCGGTTTATCTTCGTTAATTTTCAAGTTACCGTTATCGTAACCGATGATATAAGAAACGAGATAAGGTAGAGAGTTTGGGTCTGTTTTACGTGAACCATACAATGTCCATGGAACGCTACGATTTACGACTGCCTCATCATACACTTTTGACCAAGGTTCTTCCAATGGAAGTCCGTTAAAGTATTCGTCCATGCTATTCAACAATGCTCGTCTAACACGTTGTTCTACAAATTTATGAGTACATACTTCAGGAACTACAATATGAATACCTGATTTATTTTTTTGTTTTTTAGTATCGTATGTTGGTTTTCGCTTTTCCATAATATACACATCAAACTTTGACGGAATTTCTAAATATTTATTGATTTCGTTGATATATGCCTCCACGAATTTTGTTACTTGTGTTTTTGTATGCAAATGCTTATCTGATGCCTTATCGCGATCATAAATAAAATCAAAGTCAATACGAAGCGGACCTACATCTGTAGACTTCTCTACGATGTATTGCTTCTCCTGATCCATAATGCTTTCAGTATAGAGTTCATAGAAGGTCTTGATATCATCCTCGCCAATGAAGTATTTACCTCCGGCAAGGGACGTATGTGTCCAAGTTCCGTCAGACTTGTGGTTTTCAAGAAAATTACGTAAGGTCAATTTTTCCGACATTCGTGTGTTGGGGCAAGATAACTTTTTGGCGAAACATCCGTTTTGAACGCACCTTAAAAAATGAATTTAATAGTTTCGGGATAAGATAAGGTAAGAAAGATGGAAAAGTTCTGTCCTGTTTGTCAAAGCTGGTTAAACGATTTGGATGAGCGTGTAGTAGACGGAGTAAAAACTGCAGTTCATTTATGTAGCAAATGCGGTTACGAAAAACCTTTAGATAAAAACAATCCTTTAGTGTATGAACACATTCTAAGAGAAGACAAGACTACACGATTAAGTATGAACCCAAACATCAAATACGATTTAACGTTACCTCGTTTCAATAATATTGCCTGTTCCAATCCGGACTGCCCTTCAAAATCAGGAGCAGAACCTAATGTAGTAGGTATGAAAATAGATCAACAACGTTTAATTTGGATGTATCAATGTATAAATTGCGACCTCATGTGGAAACAAGCTTCTCGTGCTAGTTAATAATGGTAACAAGAGGACGAAAGTTTTGCCAATGTATCAAGGCAGTTAAAAAGACGCTAAAACTCAGAAAAGGGTTGTCTCCCAACAAGGAGGCAGCCGCTATCGCTATTTGCGTCAAGTCTATGCTTCACACCAAGGGTCGCACCTTGAAGCGTTTTTCATGTTTGGGAAAGAAACCAAAATTTATCACCCAAAAACGTAAAGTATCTAAATAAATTAGGATAAGTCAAAACAATGGAACAATTACGATTTCAATCTCGCATTACACACCCTGAAGTTCTCTCCGTTGAACGAGAAAAAGTCGCAGAGACCTTGAAGGAAGAACGAGTAACCAAACCTTACCTTACCAAATACGAATATACTTGCGTAATAGCTACTCGTGCTCAACAATTAGCAGACGGCGCTCGTATTCTCATATCTTTGGAAGGAATATCTACTTCCGATCCCAGATTTGTGTGGATCGTAGCAGAACTCGAAGTTGATCAAGGAGTTCTTCCTTTCATTATTCATCGTCGCTTACCTGCCGCCGAGGGTCTTCCTGCTAAATCCGAATACTGGAGCCTTCAAGAACTCAAAAAGAATTGGTAATTTAACCACACATTTCATTTAATGTCTTATCGCTTGGGGGGAACACTAATAATTTAGGAGACCCTGTTTGAAATTGTAATAATGGTTTATCATGTTTAGCAGTCTTGTTTCCCCATTGTAAATCTACACTATACTTAGGATCAAAACGTTGTTCATCTAAAATAACTTCATTACGTAATCTACGAGCATCTGATCGTGGGTATTTGACCCATAAATCTTTCAACAATAAGATCGTCAAGACTGACAACGCAAGACCCGTGTAAGTGTATTTTTTGTACAAGAGTCCGAGGACGGCCAAGAGTAATACGATTGTTGCTCCTGGACGTGTCAAACCAAGAAGTAACTCCATGACCGTAAATGAAAATTGTTTAACAGAAACAACTACGAGCAATAAGCCCACGACGATTAATGCTGTAGTAGAATCACTCCACATCCTTATTCTTCTGTGATAAAAACGAATATACAGAAACTGAGGGAATGAATAATAAAGATGTTAATCCCAATTCGATGCTGGACATGCAATAACCCTTGGCTTTCTTCTCGCTACCTCCTCTACTTGAAAAAGGTAGAAGAATACCGAAAGGAAGAAGGACGTGGTGTAAAAGAAATGGAATACTTGACTGCTACAACTACAAAAACTGCTGAAGGTAAGGCATTAGATGACGTAAAGATTACTAGAGAATGTTGTCGCACAAAAATGTTAACACATGTGGATTTGTTATAATAAAATGGTTTATAAAGACAAATGTCCTGTTCGGTCTATCTCCGCAGCAAATTGGCATCGGAGCCAGTTAAATTAAACACCAAAAAACCAACAGATGCTTCTATGTTCACTCAAAAGGTGAGACATATTGCATCCCAGGATTTTTCTACTGCTGGAGGAGCATACGGAACAACACTTCAATCTAGTGATATGTCTCTTGACGGATTGAATCATGCCCCAATATCAAACTTGAAAAACACAGGAAGACCTGGCCCTGCGTCTGCCTTTACTGCCTACGTTGGATCTCAAGCAATTAGAACAGATGCCGCTTACAATCGTGGTTTAATCGTCAATCCTACAACGATGACTCCTGCTCAATGTGCCTTGATAGATAATCCAGCTGCTCCTCCTCAATCTGCTTCAGACTTTATACGCCAAACACAAGGATGTAAAGTTTCATTGGGACAACAACATGAACCTAATACTGTGGGACCCAGAATATTTGTAGACAACACTATTCGTAACCAAGGAGATCCTGCCTTATGTACTGCCCGCGTTCCTAATCATAGTTACGTCGTTGAAGTTCCACATACCATTTATAGTCCAAAACCATCTCAAGGTGGTGGTCAATACGCTATTAAAGGCAACTTGGCACCTGGAAAAGATGTTGGTGCACTTGGAGGTAATCCTAATTACAAGGTTGGTGGCGCACTTGTTCGCCCACAAAACTTCCACATCTCTAAGAAAGACACGAACGTCAAGACAACATCTGCTAAACCTGTTCCTGGTAAATACCAAATTCCTGCTGGCGCACCTGCTCATTTGAAGATTAACGATCCTATAGCCCCACGTGCTTTTTAATTTAAGGGTTCTTCAAGTTAGTTAAGTAATGTTGTATCTTTGCACCGATATCCAAGAGTTCCATACGTTCAAGTCTTTTTTCAAAGAAACGTATGG